TCTTTGAAACTTAAGTTTAGCTTTTTCTGCTACCGCTTCATTCTCTTTCGACTCTTTGTTGTATCGATTAAAAAAGTCCATAGCCTTCTGCGCTTCTGGCGGAAGATTTGAACCAGCTTTAATCTCACCATAATATTTAGACTTTTGCCCGTCTAAGTAGGCTTTGGCTTCTGCAACTTGCTCTTTGAATGCCAATTTTTTTCTCTTTATTTCACGCTCGTCATCAATCTCCTCGTCGAAGTTGAATTGATCGTCCATCATAAAGTCTATTTCTTCAGCCGATAAATGCGGCTTCTTTGTTTTATAGTATTCTTGAAGTAAAGTTAAATTGTCTAAAGAATCTACATCTCTATTCAATCTAACGTAATCTTCTAAGCTTCCGCCAGTTTCATCCATAAAGTCTACTAACTTTTGAATATTTTCTGGCAGTGGTTTTCCAGTTTCTTGAGCTTCTGCTATTGCTTCTTCAACTTCTTCAGTTACTTGCTCAACCTCTTCTTGAACTTCTTCTTCAGTAACTTCTTCTAGTACTGTTGCTTCTTGTGCTTTTGCTTCCTCAGATACTTCTTCTTGTTTCTCTTCGGTAACGGCACTCTCATCGCTTCCATCCACTCTTGCCTCGTCAACTCCGTCATTTTCAACTGGTTCTTTGTTTGCATCTGTTAAATCTAACTTAGTTACTGTTTCTTCTTCAGTGCTTTCAACTGGTTTGCTTAAATCAATTTTTATTGGTTCGTCGCTATTAGAGTATTTTTTTACTCTTGGTTTTTTAATAGTTTGTTTTTCGACATTATTATCAACCTTTGGCTGTTCTGTTTTCTCTTCCATAATATAAAATATAAATTAATAATTATCTAGGCTCAAATCCACCTAGATCAAATCCGCCAAGTATATCATTACCTGCAGACTCAAACTTTTTAGGTGAACCACCCGTATTTCTTTGCTCTATAAGCTCGCTAGCTTGAGAGGCTTGTATTCTAGTTCTTTCGTCTTTTCTATCTTCTTTTTCTTTTTCTCTAGTCTTCATGCCTTCAACCTCAGCTTGTTTCAACTGCATGTTCATTTGAAACTCAACTTGCATAAGTTGTTTTTTAATTTCAGCTTCTTGTTGTAACTTTTGTATGGATAACTGCATCTTCATTTGCTCTAACTGAGCCTCTGTTTGAGCTTCCATTTGATTTTTTTGCATTTCTATTTGAGCCGCGTTTTGAGCGGCCTGTGTGTTAGACTGAGCTTGAAGTTGTATGTTTCTTTCTTGTAAAGCTTGATCTTTTGCTTGCTTTTGTTTTCTTCTTATTTTTAACAATTGATTAGCTAGACTTACGTTTCTTATTTCTCTAATATCTATAGCGTCTTCTAAATTTATATTTTCTTTAGATAATGCCATTTGTATATTGTTTTCTAATACAGCTTTTTCTTCTTCATCTGGAGCAAGCTCTATAAATATACCAAAGTCATACAGGTGTAGCTCTGACATTTCTTCAAGCGTAGCTACATTATGAGCACCTATAGCTTGAATAAACGCATCTTTTGTAGGCGAATACTCTATTATGTCAGATATACGTAACGATAGCTGTTCAGCTACTTCAGATGTTAAGAATAGACCAGCTTGTAATATATGTCTTGTCGCGGTGTTTGAATTAGCCGCTGCCATTTTCTGAACGCCAACTAAAGCGTCTTTTGATGGAGTGCTACCATCACGAGCTTCGTTAAGTCCGGTCGTGTCGCGTATCATTTGCAAATAGTAGTTGTAGTTACCTATCAAAGACTGTAGCTTAGCACCACCATTGCCAGCTGATATTTGTTGTATAGGAACTTTACCAGGATTTATATCGCCATCAACTGTCATAGATCTACCAATAACACTACCTGTTTGGAAGAACATGTTTAAGGCTTCTTGTGGATTATAGTTTGTACCATTACCTAAATCTATTTCAGCTAAACCATCTGCGTCTAAGTAAACACCATCAGGCACAAGCCTTGACATAACTTGCTGTATTTTCAAGTGCGTTAATTGAATCATATCAGCAAAACCAGTTATACGGCTTACTAAAGACTCAATACGACCTTTGTACATTCTTGGAGCTACAATACTATAGTTCATTTTAACCTTAGTGTAATCGCTCTTAGGTCTTATCATGTTTTTAGACAACTCCCACTTTAACAATTTATCAGTACCTAGTATTAAAGCACCTTCGTATAAAACCTCAACTTGCTTCTGAAGCTTTGTAAAGTTAGCTTCCATGTCAGCTGGAGGATTAAACGTATCGTCTTTTTCTATAGACTTATCAGCACCGGTGGCTGTTTCTTTTACTTTATACACTTCATTCATATATGTTTTGTAATTGAAGTATAATACAGTAACTTTATTGTTATCTTTTTCGTTGTAAGTCGAGTGAGGATCTAACCTTTGATAATTAGGGTTTTTAGTTACATCTTCTAAATCTTCTTGATCTAAATGTGGAAACTGTTTTTTAAGCTCGTTAATAGGTATGGTTTTTACCTCACCTACATAATATATATCATCAAAGTACGGAGACTCAGTATATGAATAAACTAAATCCGCAGGATCAACATAACTAATAGTAACACCTTCTTCTGTGTTAAAGTTTGTTTTAACCGCGCCAATACCCAACACTGTTAAGTCGTAGTAAAATCTTTTTCTTACAAGATCGTACTTATTACCGTTCATCAATACATTTATAGCTTGCTCTTCAGCTAGCTCTACGGCTTGTTTGTAACTTAACTGCATATGTAACGCTAGCTCTTCTTCTGTTTCAGGTAAAGTTTTAGGATCGTTTTCATACATATTAATACCAAAAGCCCCACTAACAAAATCATTGAAATCTTTTGTTTTCATGTCTCTAAGAATAGAGTCCATGTATTCTGTTCTCTTAGCTACGCCGTACGGGTCTTGAGAATATGCTTTTACATCATAAACTCTTTCAGACATACCATTTACGACTATATCTACAAATTTAGGTATAATAGGTACTGGTTTCCAGTCTAAGTTTAAATAAGATAAATCACCATTAATAGATAGTTCATCTTTATACTTTTGTATAGACTGTTCACCTCTAGCATATAATCTAAGGTTGTGAAAATGTCTTTGGTTATTTGAGTGCATACTGTAAGTTCCGCTCAGTCTACCTTGACTGTCAGAATACCACTCGTGTTCTATTGCTTTAGCTACTTTTAATCCATAGTCATAACTTACTTTTTCAAGATCGCTTACGACTTGACTTGGAAAATATTTACCCGCAACGCTATTAGCCATATTACTTTATTATTTGTGATGAATAGCCTTCATTATTATATCTAGCTAAACCTATATTTACTTTATTAATATTTCTATCTGGTCTTGGTTTATATAAATGCCTATTGCAAGCCATAATAGCTAGACCACTGCTTATAGAGGCATCATGCTTTGTTCTTTTATTTATATCAAACTTAGCCCAATCATTTAACGTTTCATTAAAATACATCGTGCCGTAAGTTCCATCTTGTAAATGACCAACGTGATCATTTATATACATTTCAATAGCAGCCGCGTGAGCCTGCTTAATATCTTCACTAGAGTTTGGTATACCACCTATTTCTTTTTCAGTAACACTAAGTTTATTCCAAACTTTATCTGGTCTATTCATACTAAATCCTCTATAGCCTCTTCGCTTAAAGTGATACAGTAGTCTTGGTTTGTTATTCTCCGCTAATATTGGCATACCGTAAAATATGCAAGCCATTAATATATCCTCAAAGAATATTTCAGCGGTTTGTGGTCTTGCAATATATTCCAGGAAAAACGTATTAGCTGGAGCTGACTCCATGCTAAACTTAGTTAGTCCATGAAGAGATCCGTTGGATCCTCTACCATCAACAGTACCGCTAATATCATAGCTATCGCAGCCAAAAGCTCCCATGTGATCATTTCCAGGATATTTTATTCCATTTTTAAGTATTACTCGGTTTTGTAAATTTCTATCTGGAACCCAACTCACTTTAAATCTACCTCCAGGGTCTGGATTAAATACTACTTGCGTGTCTTTAACACCGTTTAGCCATTGAAAGCTACCGGTTGTTGTAACCGAAGAGTTTCTATTACCTTCATTATAGTCTATTTGCTCGTATATTTTTACTAGATTAAATAAGCTATTTTTAGTTTCATCTCTAAACGCGTGCTCTTCAGTTCTTGGAAATTGACGATAAAATTCGTTCAACGCGTCTTGATCATCTCTTAATCCATCAACTTCATTGTCCCAGTGATCGATTACACCTATATCTATTAATTCACCGTCTGGTCCATGAACATCTCGTCCTGAAGTAGTGAAGACAGGTCTTCCATGCTCATCAATAAATCCTTCAAAGTTCCATTCCATTGGAATAAACAAAGCATATAAACCAGATTTTGTTTGACCATTTCTATTTCTTTTAGTGACATCGCTGTCGTTATATAGTTTTTTAAAGTTGTCACCACCCTTGTCAAGAGCGTTACTTGTTGACCCCATCATACACTTACCTATAATTCTACTACCAAGACGTAAACAAGTTTTTGTTACTCGCCAGTTATTTAGTATGTTGTCAGGCCTCTCCCACTTACCGCTTTCGTCGTGTACTAGTAGATTGAGTTTTTCACCATCATAACTGTTGTCACCTGTATTTTTCCAATCAATAGTAGTGTCAAGTCCAGCCAGCTCTTCCTCTTTTTCGTTCGCCGTAATTTTTCTACGCGTAAACTTACTTGCAGGAACGCGATAAGCAAGTTCACTTTTAGGCCTGTCCATACCGTCTTGTATCGGCTTAAAAAAGAAAGGGTAGTTGATAGATATTGGTACAACTTTGTCGGTAAACATTTTTTTAGCATCTGCTCCTGATTTTGATAATATTCCATACCTAGCATCTGATGATATTGTAGCTAGATTTACTGTTTCAGCCGAACTCATAAATGAAAAACCACTACGTCTATTTTTAAGATAACACATACCGTAGCATCTACTGTCAGCTTTACAAGCCTCCCAGAATATAAAGAATAATCTATTAGCCTCTCTAAAATCTGGCGCGCCTACATCTATTTTACTCCATTGGAGGTACATGTAGTGAGCTCCTGTAATATAAGTTGGAATACCAGCATTTTGAAACCAGAAACCTTCATCTCTCCTTTTAAATTCCTCATCTATATAATCGTACCATTGCTCTTTTTGCTCTTCTGGATAAGCTCTCCAGTCGAATATATTTTTAAGCTTGTTTAAAGCTTTAGGCTGGTCGATACGTCGCCATTTGTCTTCACTGTTGCTATACACATTACTCGGCGCAGCTGGCAAAGCTATCTTTAAACCTTGTATTTCATATATATCACCTATACGACCGGTCTTAGATATTACCACAATATCGTTTTCTTTGTTATAGCCATACCTCCACTTCTTAGACTTGTTAAGTCTTTTAATAGTATTGATCTTAACTGGCTCAATTATTCGATATAGACTTTGCTCGTAACTCATTTAGATCTTCCTTCGGCAAAACCTTTAAATACTCGCTCTTCTTTCTTTTCAGGTTCTTTATTATTGAGTATGTTTTCTTCTTCCTGTATACGATTAAGTATTTCAAAAGCATCGAATATAGCTAGCTTTTTTGTAGCTGCAGCATTTTTTAATCTATCTGCAGATACATCATCTTCACTATGAGTAATAATCTGTTCTTGAGCTACTTTAATTAGCTCTTCAACAGCCTTATGCCCAGCTTGGATTATACTCTTCTTCGTCTCCTTGATATTCATATTTAATAGTAATAAATTTTGACATAACTCTATACAGTCTTTCACCGTCTATAACAAACTCGTATTCTGAGCTTGGAACAAATCCAACTAAATCACCAACATCAACACATCCATCTGTATACTTAACTATACCAACTAATGGTTTTTCTTTGTCTTCAGAAAACTTATCTGTAGATTTTATAGGTTTTACAAAACAATAACCTTTTAAAGCCCTCCATTTATTGTTAAGTTGATAAGCAAATATTTGGTCGTGTTTAACAAAGTATTTATCTTCTTTAAAATAGCTTCTACTATTTTTTTCTACACCCTTGACGTTATACCATCTTCTAAAAACATTATGGTGTACTATTACAATATCACCGGCTTTTAACTCTGTCTTTACGTTTTTGGGTGTAGATACTACTACAGCTTTTCTGTTTATAAACTCGTGATTGTATATTTCAGAGTTTAATATTAAGCTCTTGTCACCAACACTTTTTTCGTTATTGTATCTTTCGCCAAGTGGTTGTATTACGTAATCGTATAATGCCTGCATTAATACTCTAAATTATACTCGACAGATATAGCCATGTTTTTGTTAAAGTCTTTCCAAGGCAATACATTTTTACCTTTTTTTATGTATATAGAATACTTATCTTCTTCTTCTACTATATCACAAATAGTATGCCCTCCGTAGACCTCTTGGCCTACAGAGTAATGCATAGCATCTATTTTATAATCTTTACCTATTGTAATTTTACGAATCAGCCTGCTCATCTTCTGGGTAGTTTATTGCTCCAGTGTTGATGTCAATATCCATCTTACCGTATTCTTCCTCAAGAGTTGTGTTAATTTCACTCATCTTTTTATTGATAATATCTAGCTCATGAAGTAGCATATGCTTTCTAGCCTCAGCATTACCTATTTCTAACTTTATCTGGTTAGATGTTGAGATTACTTGTTGAACCTCTTTTAACTGTTCGTCTGTGATTTTTTCTGGCTTAGCAGCCAAGTCGATTGATTTTCCCATTTAATTTAA